AACCAGCCCCAAACAGGTTTACACCACGAGCTTGAGCACCTGCAGTTGAGTTCCACCAGGGACTTCCTTGACCATATAGTCTATCAAATAATGCATTTTGTCGTTGCTGCTGCATATATTGACCGCTGATATTTGATAAACCTTGGGACATCAAAGTAGGGCCAACTAAACTTCCCTGTAGTTGAGTTTGAGCAGCGCCTAATCCACCTTGTAGAAGAGAGCTAGCACCAGCAGTATTAACATTACGACCACCAAGCTGAGTACCAATCTCAAGAGGCTGTAGAGCAGCGTTCTCAAGAGATTGAACAGCACCAAACTGAGTCATAAACGGGGCCAACGAAGAGCTTTGTAAACCAAGACGAGTGGACTCAAGATTAGCACCAGTACCAAATAGACCAGTACCAAACTGAATCTGACGCTGCGCTAGATTTTCTGCTTCTAATACATCACGAGCGCGTTGTTCTTCTCTAGCACGAGCAAGAGCAAACAACTCAGGTTGACCAGCACCGCCGATATTGACACCAGCACGACCACGACCAAATGCAGTAGCGGCTAACCTAGACTCTTCACGCATCTGCTCAGGTCTGCGTACATCCTGAAGAATATTGAATGCACGTTGTCTAGCGGCCTCTGGAGATTCTGCTAGATAACCAGCACCAAGACCAAACAACCTTTGACTAGCAGCTTGTAGAGGCATTCCAAATTCTCTAGCACCCTCTGCTTCTCCAAGACTTTGACCATACAAAGCAGCTATTCTGTCTTGTAATGCACGAAGCTCAGGAGAGGCTGTGTAACTAGCGCCAGTTACTATTGGAGTACCATACTGATCAGTACCTGTCTGAAACTGTGAAGTACCAAACCTAGTAGAAATGCCTACTGGCCTGAAGGCACTAGCTGAGGCTGCTCTGTTAGCTGCTTCAAGTTGAGCAGCAGCAGATGTTCTTGCGGCTCGTTCAGCAGATCTTCCTGCCATTGAACTTCCAATTAAACCTGCTCCTGCACCTATAAGTGCTGCTTCAACGCCCATAATTATCTCCAAACATAAATATCATATTGAGTTTTGTTGTTGCCTTCTATTGATGTTAAATACTTAAACTTAAACATCCTTAAAAACTTTTCATGTTTTGAATCGTTTGGAGTGTGCAAGGCATAAAGTTCTCTATTCCACTCTTTTGTTAAAACATCAAAAGACTTTAATAACTTTTGTTTTACTTTTTTATTCCACTTCTTTAAAATATCACAATGTATAAAAACAAATCCTTGGTCATCTTCTAAGTAAATAATAAAATCATCTGTCGTAATTACTGGAGTCTTCAAGCAGTGCGCTTCCACATATAGACCGTGATATACGGCTGTAGATTAGCATCAGTTCCACTAGAACCTGTGGAGGTAATAGTAGTTGATACCGAAATTCCTGTTGTATTAGAGTTAGTGGATATTGTTTGAAAAACTTCACCGCCATTATACTGCCCAGCAGAGCCTCCTGCTGATGGATTATAGCCTTGAATACCTGACGGAGAGACTCCATGACTATGCCCAGGGTCTGTAACCGAAGATGAAACATCATGGGTATGCGTTACAACTATTGCGTTTTTAGAACCACCAGTTTCTTCTGCTGTATCAAACAAAGGATCTGAGGCGTTGAAGCCAACCATGACACGACCAGCACCAAAGGCAGTCCATGTACCAAATCCTAGAAGTGTCCCCGGGTTTGTATTGTTAGTTGCGTTAATGTAGATTGAGCCTACAGGATACAAAGTTCTAACAGCGTCTGTTACAAAAGCTGTAGTAGCAAGTTGAGTAGTATTTGTTCCTGAAGCCGCAGTAGGAGCTAGAGGCGTACCAGTAAAGGTAGGACTATTTGTATCTGCCTTAGAAGAAATAGCAGAGGCAATAGCATTATACTCGGTATCAATTTCTGTACCTTTAATAATCTTGCCTGCGTTACCGCTAGGAAGAGAATCTTTAGCAGCAAAGTTAGTGGCTTTGGTATAGTTACTCATACTGTTTTTCCTTGTTTAATATACACATCAATACGCTGGATTGAAATTGGGTTACCGTTAATCTCTGCCTCTAATCCGATCTGCATAACAGCGCCTGTGCCGCCAGCCTGGATCTTAAACTTGTCCAATACAATACCATCTGAGAATTCAGCAATATTGTACTCACCTATATTATACTCGTAAGCGATCGCTGTGTCAAGTTTTTTCGTAAAAGCAAAGAAGTTTTCGTTGTAGTCAAAGCCCCACTTTATAGCTACGTCCTGGTTAGATCCTCCGATAACCACAAATCCAACCTGCTTTAGGATTTTTTCTATAGTAGGTTTCTCAAAGTCAAAATAGTTAGTAAAATAGCTAAAGCGGTAATTGACACTGTTATCAGTGTGTCCAAAGTACTTACCAATATATCCTGGCTTTCCAATGTATAGGTCTTTAGAATTAGTAACCACAAATGACCTAGGTTCAATGTTGGTCCAAGTAGTGACCCTAGCAGATCCATCCTGCAGAGGTGCTCTCATGTCGAAACAGTAGACAAACTTGGTAGTAGGCAGAGCCAGTAAGTAGAAAGCATCTCTTTCGTAGTAGATAGACTTGATATTAATGGCTGTCTCAGACGCTACATTAGTCATTAGATCATCACGAACATTCTTGGAGATATCTCGCATAGGTAGAGACTTCTCCTGAATTACTCGCTGTAGGCTACGAACACCGCCATCAGACAAGAAGATAATATCAGTACCAGTATTTTGAACAGAATCCCTAGCTACACAACCCACATTAGGAATGTAGTCAACTAGAGACATAATAGTAACATCGATAGGGTTATTGTAAATAGCAATGTTGTTACGACCAAAGATAATCAAGAAGCCGTTATGAGCCGCCATAGCTACTATCTTGTCCGTATTAGGAAAGACAGCGTTTAACGACACTGATCCTGAGTCACCACCTTGGAAATCTGATCCATCCAGTAAACGACTAAAGTAGACTGTCTGCGGATCTCCTGCAATGTCTGCCATCCATATACGACCATAAGCAGCAAGAGCACAGTTGGGTTTAAAATCAGTAACAGCGTATCCGCTAGGAAGACTACCTATATCTCCTAGTCGTTGAAATATAAAAGAACCACTAACTTTTCTATACAATAAGGCTTCATGGGCAGCTTGTACTACATAAGCATAAGGCTCTGCAGCAGTACCATCACCATAAGGCAAAGCAGCGGCTTGCCAATTGTTATCAGTAATAGTGTAAGTAAGGTCTGCTGTGTTAGTAGAGTTACGAACTGCCTTAGTGGTCATCGTTGTTGTACCGCTAAACAGTTTATTGTTGCCGCCACTGATTAGTTGAGTTGATCCGTTGTCTGTCAATTCAAACATGAACTGAACAGGATTAGCAGCACCAAGATCTGTATTGACAGCCGTGTTCACTGGTGTCCAGCCTCTACGAGCACCAATACGACCATATCGATCAATAACGCAGTTGTTAGCCTCAAGCGCAAAGCCTGAAGACAACGATACTGCAGACTCTTGGATGTTTAGTCCAAAGAATCCTGGTGCAGCAATACTAGCGGTTAGCGTCTGAGCAGCCATTAAGTAGCGTCCCAAATAAATTCATCAGGATATTTGTTTCCTTCAATAGCAATGTGATCTGCTAAGGAGGTCTGATACAGTGCATAAGCCTCTGAACTTGCTAGACCACCGTCTTCCCCACGCTCTGCCAAAGCCTTTGCATAGGCTAAGAAGATGACAGGTTCAGCAGGAACTTTAAGTTGTGTAGAGTTAGCACTTAACTCATCCTGCGGTTTAATGATATTAAAGTTAATTGTGTATACGCCATTAGGAATAGGATACAGATCTACCTGCGTATCTCCGTTAGAGTCTACACCGTTGAAGTTGTAGTAACGAGGAGCAGCTTTCTCAGGAGTATCTACCAAGAACCACTCATCCATCTCCATAGTGGAGGCGTTGTTTAGGAACCAGTTGCTGGTGTCATTAATCACATCAAAGACACGGAAGCGAATACCAGCGCCAGTCATAACATAGTTAAACAGGTCTGTAGATGTAGATACAGTCAAAGTCTCTGACAGAGCATTCCAGTTGTAGGCATCCTCTACCTGCCTCTTAGCATCGTTAACAAACTTACCGATTAGCTTTGAGTAGGACGTATCAGTAACAGATGTAACTTCGTTCTCACGCAGACGAATAAGGACATCGTTAACAAGTTGTAAGTAAGTTTTGTTAGCCATTTAGCAATCCCATTTCCTTAGTGCTAAGGCTTTCCTAGTAGGTCTACCTTTGCTATCCTTCATTGGTCCAGGCACACCAGACATCCTAGCGCAGAATGACTTCCGTCTAGCGGCTGCTTTAGGAGACTTCTTAGCCTCTTTAGAAGACACTGGAGGCTTTAGATTAGCTCCTTCAGTGCGTTTAAAGTAGGCTCTGCCTTTAGCGTTTAAGCCACCTTCTGAATTCTGATATACTTTCTTTACCATTTGATATTCTTATTAGTAGATATTTGTAAACAACTTCCTTCGTTTTCAAAGCCCTTCTGATACAAGGCTTGACTAGCGTCTTTTAATACCTTTAAGCATTCTTCTTGCTTATAAAACAGTTCAGTACTTTTCCAGAAGAAACACTGCTCTCCGTTACAGAAAAATATGACTGCAAGAAAGAACTTCACTTTTTCTTAGCGGTCTTAGCAGACTGTTTAAATGCCTTAGCAGTAGGAGCACCTTTGGTTCCAGGCTTACGCATCTTCTCGCCACTACCTTCTTTGATACGCTTACGCTTGGCCCAGATGTTGGCGTAGAGTCCTTGTTTCATTTCTTTTTCTTCTTCTTGGACATACCAGCCATTGACAGACCAATCGCTACTGCTTGTTTCTGCGGATAACCTTCTTTACGAAGTTTACTGATCTTTGCAGATGCAGCAGCTTGTTTACCTTTTTTAGTATACGAATACTTCTTTCCATCGACCATTGGCATGATTACTCCTTAGTTTTGAAATTGAACTGTTTGCTCAGGAACTAACTCTACTGTAGCTACATAAGTTACAGTGTTTGTGCCTGTATTCTGTACACGAATCTCATCGCCTTCCTGCAATATTACTTCTGTGTTCCCGTCTAGAAGAATAAAGTCACCTGCTCCTAGGTTCTTACCGCCTACAATAAAATACTCAGTGCTTGTTGAACTATCATACCAGTAGACTTTAGGAGTCTCTGTACCAGTAAGACTAATGATATACATCATCTGCCAAAAGCCAGTATTCTTAGTAGGTACAGTAAAAATAGTAACCTTGGTGGAATTAGTTCTAGTAGCAACTGCTGATACTTTTCTACTCATTTTTTACCTAACCATCCTCTAACAGTCTTAGTTTCAAAGATACGAATAGTAGTCCAGACAATAGTAAACAGTGCTGCAATAGCTGGTAGCCACTGGGCTAGTGTAGCCAATACAGTAAATATAGACAGTGCATCACCTGCTGCTTTTGCTGTCTCGCTCATGTGTTCGGTTGCCATACTATCTCCACTTAGGTCCTTCGATCCAGGCTACTAGAGAGTGCCTAGTTCCTTTCGTAATAGGGTTAACTTTATGCATCACCAAAGACGGGAAGATAATAGCTGTTCCTTGTGTCTTTAACTGCTTAGGGTCTGGTGCTCCTAGGTACAACGGTTGCATCTCAAACTCACCACCTTCGTACTCTTCTGGGTCTGTTAGTTGACACACAAAACTTAACTTCCTGTGTGCCTGCCTACCATCATCCCAGTTTACATCGTTATGCCAATTATAATATCCTTGGTCTTCTGCGTTGTATTCAGTAAACTGTATCTCGTTTAAGAACCTGATATCAGCACCAAAGGCATTATGATTAGCAATATGGAACAGGTTAGTTATTTCCTCGTACAACCAACCTAGTTCCTTGTTATCTCTGGTGATCCACCTAACCTTGCTTCTACGGACCTTAGTATCTATATTAGATCCTTGGAAGCCTATGATTGCGTTTTGTGGTTCAATCTTCTTTGCTTGGTCTACTATCTGCTGGCAGAGGTCTTTAGAGTACCTTTGTTGCCACAGTTGCCACATTCCGTTCAATTATCTTCCTTGGGCCAGTTTTGGTTACTAACTACAGTGATCAATTCTTCAACACTTGAGCAGGCTGCAATAGATGCCTCTAGGGAGTCACTATAGGCTCTTACAGCGGCTCTAAAGGCTAAGGTGGAGGCATCGCATGGCTTGATTCCTTCAGCGGCTCTAACGACCTTCCAATCGCTTCTAGAGAGCAGTGATCCAGCCGTGTCTTTTGCCTGACTAATCCACTGGCTTTTTAGTCCCTTGGTGACCAGACGCTTATCTGAGTCCACCATCTGCTTGGTTGCTGGATCATAGACCTTGACCCACATTGGGTTACCGTCTTGGTCTACCTCTTCACGGTCATTCAGTAGCTTAGGACTACCTACGCCCCAGTAAAAACGCTGATCAAAAAACTCTGGCTCAGGCGCTTCTGTAATACCAAGGCTTTCCCGCAGAGCAGGGTCACGCAGATGAGGATAGCGAACACCGTCAATGACTTGCTCGTTATCAATTGAGATTGGGTTACCGTTTAGTAAAAACATTTTATTCTCCGTTAATCATCGGGCCAAACTGTACTTAAAGGGTGATTCTGCGAAGGCGGCGTAGATGTAGGTTGCGCTACTGGTATTCATTGCGGCTGTTGATTGCCGAACTTTAAACCCATTAGAAAGAATGTCACAAAAAGTATCTCCAGATGTTTCTGCGTCTGATGTGTTTGCAGTAAGACCTAAACCAACTACATTGTATGGGTCTCTTGCTGTATCTAACAAACGCCAATTAACACCAGAGGAACTAGATTGTTTCACCAAAAGCCATCTAGGTCTAAACCCCGTGTAAATAAACGGCCCATCCGTTGACCCATTGCCTGTATACGACCCAAAAGCAGAGTAGCCAGCGACAGCGGCGAAGCAGTAGGCTACTGCGTTGGTTGTTCCGTACCAAGT